ATGGGCTACATATTTTCGACACCCAAAACTCCCATGGGCGGGGGGATTGGGGGGACTTGGCAGTGTGGGCCGGTTGGGAGGGAAGCCACAATGGCAGGCGACAAGGAACTGGCAGAGGTGCCCAAAATCTGGGCAACTGCCATTAGTGACAGGACTACATCGAGCGATTTGCGAATGATCCAGCAGGCCATCCGCAACCGTTGGGACATCCCCGAGCATGTGCTCGCGCAACTCCCGGGGGCGATGGCGATGATCGCATTGTCTGAGGCTCACGATGACCGGGCACGCATCAATGCCGCGAAGGTGCTCGTGAGCATGAACGGGCAGAACGCAGCGAGTGAGTCGAAGACCGTCAACGTGACCATCTCTCACCCTGGTGCCGACCTGCTCGACTGATGGCGTACCGATTCTGCAACGACACCGCCGACAGAGCGGAACGATTCTTCTCTCAGTTGCTCACCTTCGTTGAGGGCGAGAAGGCGGGGAAGCCGTTCGCGCTTGAGGCGTGGCAGCGGAAGATTGTCCGCGACATCTTCGGCTGGCTGCGTGACGATGGCACGCGTCGGTATCGGATCGCATACATCGAGGTGCCGCGCAAGAACGGGAAGTCGTCGTTCGCCTCGGGGATCGCGCTGTACCTGCTGCTCTGCGACAAGGAGCAACGTCCGCAGGTCTACTCATGCGCGGGCGACCGTGACCAGGCACGCATCGTGTTCAACGCGGCGCGAGCGATGGTCGAGCGTGGAAGCCAGCCACTGCAAGACAAGGCGGAACTGCGTCAGTACCAGATCAGAGCCCGGGCGAACGGCGGGTGGTATGAGGCGTGCAGTGCCGATGCCTACAGAGGCCATGGGCTCTCGCCTCACGGCATCATCTTCGACGAACTCCATGTGCAGCCGAATCGTGACCTATGGGATTCCATGCTGTCCGGTCGTGGTGCTCGACGGCAACCCCTCGTGGTGGCCATCACGACGGCGGGGCATGACAGGTCGTCGATCTGCTGGGAGATGCACCAGCGGGCGAAGGCAGCGATTGCGAATCCCGAGGCAGACCCGACGTTCTATGCCGTCATCTTTGGTGCCGATGAAAAAGACGACTGGAAGAGCGAGGAGGTGTGGCGAAAGGCGAACCCTAATCTCGGCGTCTCGGTGAGTCTGGAGTTCCTTCGCGAGGAATGCACAGCGGCCCAACACAATCCCGCCCATGAAAACGTCTTCCGCAATCTCTACTTGAACCAATGGACCCAACAAGCAATCCGATGGATTCAGCTTGACGCGTGGGACAAGTGCCAATCGGATGTGACCCTCGATGAATTCGCGGGCGAACCGTGCTGGGCGTCCCTTGATCTTGCATCGACCAGAGACATCAACTCCCTCTCGCTGTTGTTCCGGCGCGATGCCGACTACCACGTCTTCAACAAGTACTGGATGCCGCAGACACCGCGAGATATCAAGGCCCGGGCTGACCGCGTGACGGTGGAGAACTGGGGCAAGCAGGGCCTGATCAAACAAACCGAGGGCGACGTAACAGACTATCGCGTGATCGTCGATGACATCATCGAACTGATGGAGCGATTCGACCTGCAGGTGTTGGCGTACGACCCCTGGGGACCGGCCCGAGCGATGGCACAGATGCTAGTTCAGTCTGGATTCCCCGAGGACAAACTGCGAGAATTCCGGCAGAATATCGGCTCGTTCGCGGCACCATCGAAGGAGTTTGAACGCCGGGTCGGGAACGCAACAATCAGGCACGATGGCGACCCTGTGCTGCGGTGGATGGTTGGCAACGTCGCAGCATTCAGGGACAACAACGACAACATCAGGCCGAGCAAGCATCGGTCGGCGGACAAGATCGACGGAGTGGTAACGGCCATCATGTCGTTGGGGCTGGCGATGGCGGAGATGAACAGCGGATCGGTCTACGAGACTTCGGGGAGCCTGTTGCTATGAGCATGATTACCAGTGTTCGTCGGAGTCTCGCCCAGTGGATCGCGCCATCATCGCGTGCGATGCCGCAGCAGGTGGCCGACGCACTGCTCTCCCGATCTGCTGCTGGAGTGCCGGTCACCGAGGCTACGGTGCTTACCTCGTCTGCGGTGTTCGCGGCCATCCGCATCATCGCCGAGACCATCGGCCAGATTCAGTGGGAAGTCTACGAGCGACGAGGCGAGTCCGACGTGGAACTCTACGACCACCCGCTGGCCTACCTTCTCGACCGCGAACCGAATCCCGAGATGACTGCGTTTAGCTGGCGGGTGGCGATGCTCACGTCGTACTACCTACACGGCAACATGATCGCGGAGATTGAGCGTGACGGAGCAGGTCGGCCCGTGTCGCTGTGGCCGATCCATCCAGGGCGGGTCGAGATCCACCGCAACGGCGGCGGGCTGGTCTACCGCGTGCGGAATGAGACTGGCCAGATCGAGGCCGAGTTGCCCGCGTCGAACATCTACCATGTACCGCTGATGGCTGGAGACGGCGTGGTGGGTCGGGGGCTGGTCCATCGGGCGAAGGACTCCATCGGATTGACGCTGGGCATTGAGAAGTATTCGGCGAGTTCGTTCGCCAACGGTGCTCAACCTGGCGGCATCCTGCGGCACCCGAACAAGCTGACCTCTGATGCAAGGGCGAACATTCGCGGCGAGTGGGAGGCACTGCATCGAGGGGCCAACAACGCCGGGCGAATCGCTGTGCTTCAGGAGGGCATGGAATTCCAAGCCATCCAGATGTCCGCGACCGACACGCAGTTGATCGAGCAGCGGCAGTTCCAACTGACCGAGGTCGCCCGCTGGTTTAACCTTCCCCCGCACTTGTTGCGAGATCTGTCGCGGGCGACGTTCGGCAACATCGAGCATCAGAGCTTGGAGTACTTGACCTACACCATTCGCCCGATCACGGTGGCGATGGAGCAGGAAGCCCAGCGTCGATTGCTGACTGGCACCGAGAAGCAGACCCACTACACCGAGTTGGACATTGACGACCTGTCACTGGCAGACCGTCAGAGCCGATTCGCGGCGTATGCTGTGGCTCGGCAGAATGGGTGGATGAGTGCGAACGAGATCCGAGATGAGGAAGGCATGGACCCGATCCCAGGCGAAGAAGGTGATGCGTACCTGGTCAATGGGAATATGGTACCGATCTCGGTGGCCATGACAGCGGCACCGACTCCGACTCCCGTTGCCAGTCAGACCGCATCGGCACAGGACACCCCGACCGATCCTCCCCAAGATGAGCAGATCCGGGCGGCATTCGTGGAAGTCTTGGCGGGTGCGATGGGCAAGCTGAGCAACAAGGAAGCATTGCAGGCGATGTCAGCATCGCGGAAGCCGGGCAAGTTCCTCGCATGGCTCGATGAGTTCTACACCGATCATCGCTCGGCATTGGTCGAGACCCTCGGCCCCATCGTGCGAGCGTACACATTGGCGACCGGTCGGGAACTCGATACGGCGGGCATCGTTGAGCAGCACATCCGGCAGCGGCGGGAATCTCTGCTGGAGGTGGCGGGCAAGGCCACGGCGGACCTGCTGCCCGCGATGGTCGAGAACACGGTAAGCGCGTGGAACCTTGAGTCAATCAGGTCATTCTCTCGGGAGGTCTGCAATGGAACGTGAGGAACGGGCACTGGTCGCTGAGGGTCTTGAACTGCGGGCCGAGGGCGAGACTGGCACGCTGACGCTGCGGGGTTACGCGGCGGTGTTCAACTCGTTGAGCGAGCAACTGCCGGGGAACAATGGCACCTTCCGCGAGGTCATCCGCCCGGGTGCATTCCGCGACTCTCTGGCCCAGGGTGCCGACGTGCGATTCCTCCTCAACCACGAAGGGCTCCCGCTGGCCCGCACTACCTCGGGGACGCTGCGCCTCAAGGAGGACAGCCGGGGACTCGTGATCGACGCGACCCTTGATCCGAGCGACCCGGACGTACAACGGATCGTGCCCAAGATTCGGCGGGGCGACCTCTCCCAGATGTCGTTCGGCTTCATCACGCGTCGCGACAACTGGCGACAGGAGAGCGGCGGTCAGGTGCGAGACCTGCTTGCGGTCGATCTGCTCGACGTGTCGGCTGTGACCTACCCGGCCTATCGGGCGACTGAGGTTGCCTTGCGATCCTTGGCCCGTGCTCAGGCTGCTCAGCAGGCTCCATCTCTGGACGCTCTGTATGACCGGCTGACGGTCTCGGAGAGTCGGGCGGCTGTGTCTACTCGCCCCACTGCGGGCATGGCGGCAGCGGCTCGCGAGGGGCTCAGGCTGCATGAAGCCGGGCGGTCGGGCGACGGACTCAAGCCCGAGACAGTGCGGCGGGCAGGCATCATCTCCCGACGTGAGGCACTGACTCCCGACCATGTGATCGAGATGTCGGCGTGGTTCGCGCGGCACGCTACCGACCGGCAGGCCGGATGGGACAAGGCAGGCGAGGAGACCCCCGGATTTGTCGCCTGGCAACTGTGGGGCGGTGACGCTGCGAGCGACTGGAGCAAGGCCAAGGCCGAAGCCCTGAAGTCAAGTTAGATTTGGCGTTGACGGTCGCTACCTCGGTGGTAGGATCGTTGCGTTGATACCTTCCGCGAGTTGAGCACCGGTCACACGACCGCCTCGATGAGCGTGAGCAGTCGAGATATCCCGGCCTAAGTCGGGCATCACGATTGCCAGCAGGTGTGTGTTTTGCACCCTGTCGGCGACCGATGCCCGCACGTTCGGACAGTCGCTGACTCTTTCCAAAGGAGAGCGACATGCTCGAAGAGTTGCTGAACAAGACCCGCGAGAAGCGGGCTGCGTCTCTGGCCGAGGCCGAGACCATCGTTACCAAGGCCGGGGCTGAGGCTCGCTCCGTCACCGAGGAAGAGAACAAGGCTTACCTCGCGGCGATGGCGGCTGCCGATGCGGCCCACGTCGAGGAGCAACGCCTGGTCAAGCTGATCGCCGACAAGGCCAGCCTGACCGTGCCCGAGGGACGCAAGACCTCCCCTGCTGCTCCGGCTGTGCTGGTGCCCGTGGAGAAGACCATCGCGGCTCCCCGGCTGCTGCGGTCTGCGAAGGTGCGGAACTTCCGTGCTGATGGTGGCGTCTCCGCTGAGGAACGGGCGCACGCTACCGGCCAGTGGCTCTTGGCGACCATCGGTGGCAACACCCGTGCGGCTCAGTGGTGCCACGATCACGGGATCGAGGTTCGCGGTACCTCCCCGCTGACGACGACCACGAACAGCCTCGGCGGCTACCTGGTTCCCGAGGTGCTGGAAAGCACGATCATCGACCTCCGCGAAGAGCGGGGCGTGGCCCGTCGCTCGGTGCGGGTGATGCCGATGGCGAGCGACTCGGTGGTTATCCCCCGGCGGGCCAGCGGAGTCACTGCCTACTTCGTGGCCGAGAACGCCGAGATCACCGCAAGCGACAAGGGCTGGGACGCTGTGTCTCTGTCGGCCCGCAAGCTGGCGGTGCTGTGCAAGATGTCGAGCGAGGTGGCCGAGGACGCGATCATCTCGATTGCCGATGACCTTGCCAGCGAGATCGCCTACGCGTTCGCCGACAAGGAAGACGAGTGCCTCTTCAACGGGGACGGAACCTCCACCTATGGCGGCGTGGTCGGGCTCAAGGCGGCCGTCGCTGCTGGCGGCAAGGTGACTGCGGCGACCGGCAACACGGCGTTCAGCACGCTCGACCTCGAAGACTTCGAGGCGATGGTCGGCAAGCTGCCGCAGTACGCGGTGGCCAATGCCGCGTGGTACGTCTCCCGCGTGGGCTGGGCGAACTCGATGCTCCGGTTGGCGGAAGCGGCTGGCGGAAACACTGTCGCCCAAGTGGCTGGCGGTGCTCCCCTCCAGTTCTTGGGCTTCCCCGTCGTCATCGCCCAGGTGATGAACAGCACCACCACGGCGCAGACCTCGACGGATGGGCTGGCGTACCTCGGCGACCTGCGACTCGCGGCCACGATGGGCACGCGGCGCGGCATCTCGATTGATGTCGATCCATCGCGGTACTTCGAGTTC